TCAATACTGATCTTGCCTACATCCGTTTTGCAGATGGCAATGGAAGTTTGTTCGCTCACATCCTTGGCCAGGTCGATGCAGCCAGCGGAAGCAATGATTATCCCGGCAGGTTAGTGTTCTCGACTACGCCAGACACGCAGAGTGTTCCGGTGGAGCGGATGAAGTTGGATTCATCTGGTAAACTCAGAATCGCAAATGCTGGTAATTATTCACATGCGCTAAATCTGGGCGGTGGAACATTTCCTTCTATTTGGCGCGAAGGCGCACATGGCAGTGGGATTCATTTTACAGAAAACGCTGGCATTCCAGCAAATGAAAATGGTACAGTTAGCGACAACACTGAATCATGGGGTATTGCCTCACATCGCTGGAGTGTAATTTTTGCCGCTACTGGCACAATCAACACATCAGATGCGAACGAAAAGCAGGACATTCAAAATCTTTCGGACGCAGAACTTGCGGTAGCAAAAGAACTTAGAAACTTGTTCAGGACATTTAGGTGGAAACACGCTGTTGCTGAAAAGGGCGATAATGCCCGTATTCACGTTGGTGTTATTGCCCAAGATGTGCAGCAGCTTTTTGCAGAGCATGGTCTTGATGTAACCAAGTACGGACTTTGGTGTTCTGACACTTGGTACGAAGTTGATGGAATCGGGGTTGCCAGCGACGGCACTCCATATACGGCAGATTCAGAAGGTGCTATTCCAAAGACTCGCCTTGGCATCCGATACGAAGAGCTGTTGGCTTTTGTTCTTGCAGCCTTGTAGTCCCCTTCACTTCTAGTCGGGAGGTTGGCAACGCCTCCCGTATCCTTTAATTTCCACCTGACACGACCAAACCAATGACCACTGAAAACCCCACCCCAACCTGGAAGATTGCAAACCTTGAACGGGAAACCGCTGACGGGTTTGTCTACACCGCTCACTACACCGTGGACGTAGAGGACGGCACCTACCGTGCCGGCGCCTACGGCTCGATTGGCTTTGAGCGCCCTGAGACCCTGATTCCTTACGCCGACCTTACTGAGGAAATCGTGGTGGGCTGGGTGCAAGCAGCCCTTGGGGAAGAGAAAGTGCAAGAGGTTGCTCAAGCACTGCTGACCCAGCTTTCGGAACAGCGTGAGCCCACCAAGGCTAGCGGCGTCCCCTGGGGCTGATGGTTGCTAAAAGCAAAGCCGGTGCTGCAAAAGTCGAGCATGTCTCTCGTGCGGCCTACAAAAAGACCAGCATCGGCAACTCTGTAAGGACCAAAGCAAAGCCTGGGCGTAAGAAGCGGATTGGTCAGGGCCGCTAAAGCGGGTCTGGACAGTCCGCGATACGCTTTGGCTGAACAAGAACAAGACCAGTGATCGAAGTAGCGGCGGCGGTTGCGGGTGCAGTGATCACCGTGGGCGCTATGGGCATGGGGTCCATGGGTTCCCGTAACCGCGAAGGCCGAGACGCCGTGATTCGCCTTGCAGCCAGCGTGGACAACGTGGCAGCACGCCTTGAGCAGTTGCACGTGGACATTAAGGCAGATCGCAGGGAGACCTTCTCTCGCCTTAACAACCTTGAGCAGCGGGTGGCACGGCTTGAGGTGCCGCACCAGTGAGCCTGACGGAGATGCCGCTGGAGCTGGCTCTCCGCAAAGAGTCAATACAACGGCTACTGCAGTCGTTTTACGAAGAGCAACAGTGGGACAACCTGATGCAAGCAGCGGAGATACTGAACGCTGCGTGGCATCAGCAGTCGGCCATCGCCAAATGGCTAGCAAAGGAAGCCGCGGATAACCTGGCAGAGGCCTACACGGCCTCTCGCGGTACAACAACACACAACAAAGGAGTTTCAGATGGAAGGGATTGATTCGGTACTCAACAGCCCAGCCACATGGATTGTGGTGGCCGCGGCCAGTGAGCTGATTGGCATGAGCCGCCTGAAGAGCAACAGCATTATCCAGCTGGTGTTCCAGGGTTTGCAGCTGCTGCGCAGAAGCCGAGGGCGCTAGGCGGGCGGCACAGCCGCCCTTTTCCTGCGCGTCGCCAGGGCTACTTCTTTTTCTTAGCTGTCTTGGCTGAATCCTTGAAAGCCTTGGCCGTAGGGGCGCCTTTAGCGCCTGGCTTGCGCATGCTTTCGCCAGAACCAGCCTTAATGCGCTCGCGCTTGGCGTGGATGTTGGCGTAGAGGCCTTTCTTAGGAGCCACGGTCAGTACCCCTTTTTGCCGCCACCCTTGCCGCCCTTGCCGCCTTTTTTCATGGTGTTGCTCCGGGTCGTTACAGCTTAGTCAAATTCGCGCAAATGGTACTGAAGTGCAACAGCACCGTCCTTGTGCAACGGGTACAGCGTGGATCCGCCGTTGGCTTCATAGGCCATGGTGAGCCATTGGTGGAGGAACGGCTCCTGGTCCTTGTGTCGTTCTACAAGGGCAACAAGCTTGGCCAATTCAGGCCGCGGCAACAGTCGTTTCATCAGTAATCCCAGCGAATACGGGGCCGCCCAGGGCGCATGCCGATGTGAACAAAGCCCTTGGGTGCGCCGTAGCCAAGGGAATACGGGTATTGCTTGTCCATCCAACGCTGTAGCTCTATCACTGACATGCCGTCGACGTAGAAGTCGATGGCACCTGTGTCTGGTGCGTCGTAGAGATGCTCAGAGCGGGTAGCACCACCAACTTGAGCGTTGATCTTGGGAGGCCTGTAGCCGGAGGTGATGACGATGGGTTTGCCAAAGTGAGTGCGGGCCTTTTGGGCATACTGCGCAAGCACTATGGCGGTGTCGCATTGGTGTTGCCACTTGAAACGACGAACCTCAGAGTGAAGAGCAAGCTCTCCGTAGGTGATGTTGGGAGTTAGCTGAAAAGAAAACGGCGACGTCGGTGTGAATTTTTGTATTTGGACAGCAGGCGACCCCTGCTCATCCATCAATCGGATGAGCTTTTCGGCGTAGGTCGGATCTGTGGCGTAGCCTTCGTCAACTAACTGCTTGGCTGCGGCATTGCGCGTCCAAGCGTGGTTAACACCACGGAAATTTCTGAAATCTTTGTACCAGCGGTCAACCAGGTACTGAACGCAAGTGGTTAGGTCAGGGAAGTTGATGAAGCCTGCAGTGATGGTGACCCACTTGCCGTTGATGAACTCTTTGGTTTCAACGTCAGCACCGACGCCTTTCAGGCCAAATGCGTTCCAGGTGCCTGAGAAGTGCTTGCCCCAGCCGGATTCAAGGGCCCATTGGGCTGCTACCAGCTCGGGGTACTTGGCACCAGCCTGACGGGCAAGGGTCGTAACGCCATCCCAAGTGTTCGTGAGAGGCGTCTCCTTGGGCCTAGGAGCCGCCCTATAGACCTCAGCGAACTCAGATAGCTGATCGGGGGTCAACAGGCCTTGCAGGGCGTTCCAGGCCGCTATCTGATGGGGTAGCTCCTTGTAGTGCTTAGCCGCGTCAGTCAGCTTGATGCTTGCCATGGGTCAGCACAGGGTCTTTAAGGAAGATTTGTACGTTGGAAACCTTGAACGGCAACCGTTCCCAGACATCGTGCTGGATGGCGACGTCCCAGGCCATCTCCTCGCTGGGTGCCATGACGATGGTTTGGAAGGATCCGCGCTCCTTGTGGCCATCAATGCCGATAAACACGCCCGGCAGGCGGATCACGTAAGCCTTTGGCCGTAACGGCTCATCTTCGCAGGGAGATCCATGAGCCATTTGCAGGAGCCTTTGGAAGATCCGTAAGAGGGACACCGAGCAACTGGGCGTCAAGGGCTCCTTCTATGTTGCCTATAAAAGCTTCAAGCTCCAGATCCCACAGCTCAGCTTTACGTTCTTTGATCGCCCGGTCCTCGTCGATGGCAAGGCTTTCGTTCCAGTACTCAACGGCACCTGCCACGGCATCCAGGCGGTCATCGTGTTGCAGGCAGCCCTTGTCGACGGTGATGTGGGTGAGCTGGTGAAAGAGCTGGTAGCTAAGGCGCCGTTCAACGGCGTCGTCCTCCCGACCCTTGGCGTCGTTCTCAACGACTGAGCGGTTCACTATCAGCCGGTGCTGGTTCATGACGGGCTCCAGGGCGTTGATGATCCGTCGTTCCTTCTGCACGTTCGACCTGACGGGCTCAATGGTGCAGGGGTGATGAATCTGCAGGTAGGGCTTGAGCAAGTTCTCAAGCATGCCTTGGCCAAATTGGTCCTCCAGGAGGATCAGGTTGACCTTGCGGCGCTTAGCAGCCTGGGCCAGGCCTTCTAGCACCTCATCGGTGTAGCCATCTTTGTAGGCACCGACCTCTAGCAGGAACAAGCTGCCGTTGAGGTGAGCGACGATGGCGTATGCGGTTTCGTCCTGACCGCGACCTGAGGGGTCAATGAACATGACGCAGCCCTGGAAGGGCAACCAATCGCCATGGATGAAGGCAGGACGGTGGTAGAAGTCACCGCTGAAACCAACAGCTGGCAGGTCGGTGATGCGGTATTCAGCCCCACCGGACCACACCAGCTTTTCTGGGGCGTGGTCTGACACCTCCAGGACGATCAGGTCATTGAGGCGCAGCGGAAAGCGCATCAAGTCCGACAGGGTGGTGTCTAGCTGGAACTGCAGGGCAAACGCTGATCGTCCGTAGCTGGTCTCCCGTTCCAGGAGATCCATCTCAGAGAACCGCCGCGGGTCTGTTGGCTTACCGACCAGGGCCTTGTCCGCTTCAAAGATGACTGGTGCCAGGACCTCGCCGTACTTCTCTGGCTTTTCGGGGTATCGAGCGGGCCATACACGCGCTGTGAAACCCCGTAGCTGCAGCTTGTTGTACAGGCTTTCCTCAGTCTGGGGAGTGCCCAGGAACATGACGTCCCCACCGGGCTTGAGGATGGCCTGGAACTCACCAACAGCAGCCAGCAGCTTCTCCCGCATACCGACGGTCCAGCTGGTGTTAGGGGTCTCTACGTCATCAGGAAGGATCAGGTCAGCACGGCTACCGGTGAGCTGACCAAAAATGCCAACTGACTTCAACGACGGTGACTGATCAGGAAAAGCAGGCCGTACATCAAACCGGTTGCTAGCTGCCCGTTGTTCATCACGGTCTGGTTCCAGGCATTGCAGCAGGGGCATCTCCCGGATCAGGCGGATGCAAAACATGGCGAAGTCATCAGCCCGTGTTTTGGAGGCCGACACCACCATGATTTTTTTCTGTGGGTCGTTGCGCAGCAGCCATAGGGCATAAGCCGCGGCCATCCATGACTTACCCACCCCCCGAAACGCCTCAATCACCCGACGCTTGGGGCCCTCTTGCATGTACCCAGCAATGTCCAACTGGATGGGTGTGGGATCTGGTAGCTGCAGATGCCGCCACACCACCACCAGAAAGTACCGAAAGTCGCTGCTGAAAGGCTCCGGTAGTGGTTGCCAGTTGGTTTTGGTGGCCATCAGGCCGATTTACGACGTGGTGCCATGTGCACCACCTTGTCCAGATCAGGCAGGGATGACACCAGGTCACCAAATGGCGTGCCCTCAACTGGCTGCGCACTGATCTGGTTGTCCTTTAGGAACTGCCGCAAGACATTCAGCTCACTGCCCGTGATGGTGCCCTCATCCAGCTTGTCCTTCAGGTGCATTGCCAAACCTGCATGCAGGTCAGCTAGCTGCTCGTTGATGTCACTGCGGGCCATAAGGGCCTCCTGCTGTCTCCTTTGGGTTTGTGGAGAGGAGAGCGGCAACTCTCCTCCCTGTTCAGCAGTGCCCACCACAGGCACCCCATCACCCTAGCCCCATCACCCCCTCACCTGCCAACTGGGGACGAGAACACATGTACTGCGCAATAATGAATAGGGGGAAATAGGGGCAATAGGGGAAGGGGGGGTAAGGGGGGGGAAGGGGTAACCATAGTTAACTATGGTTCACCATGGTTATAGGTGCAGCTCTGCTGCACCGGCTGGATCTACTCCCGTAGGGCTCTAACCCCTCTGAGCCATAGATACAAGGAGTACTAAATATTAGGTCCTTAGTACTCCCTAATATTCAATACATAGTTCACTTAGGTATACCTAAGTACCCTATACAACCCAAGTTGTACTTAGTTAAACCCTGTTCAACCCTTGGTCGTCCAGGTTTGCTTTTTTGCTCCGAAAATGTGAGGGGCTTACGCGTCCCCCTCTGGCCGTTGTCACCCCCCTAGGGGCCCTGGCGGCGGGTTTGTGACAAGGGGGGTGGGGGGTGCATTGCAACAACAGCCGCAACAAAAGGCCCTAACCCATTGGCACAACTGGGATCCCAGGGGACTGCATATCCCAAGGCAGGCAGGGGGGCGGTCCGCAGACTGCAGCAGGGCGGCAGCTGCGGGCCTGCGTGTTTGTTGTTTGCCGCCCCACACCAAAGAAACACCAGGCAACACCAGGGCAAGGCCAGGCAGCAGCAGGTCTGAAACGGTGCGCCCCTAGCGGTAGTGGCTAGGATGGGGGAACAGCGGGCGGCCTTGGGTTGACCGCTGCCCACCACAACGCACCTAGACACATGGACACCACCTACAACGGTTGGCGCAACCACGCCACGTGGGTCATTGGGCTTCACCTAATGGACACCGTGGTTTGTTGGATCAACGACGACCTAGGGAGCTGGGGCACCACAGACGACCTAGAGGCAGCCACGGACCTATTCCGGGAGCTGTTAGCGGAACAGATGGAGATGTCAGCCATCGCCACCTTCCCGCTGCTGTGGGAGCTGCTGGACACCTCAGACGTCGATTGGTACAGCCTGGGGCGCCATGCCCTAGACGCTGCAGGCGTTCCCGAACTAGTGAAGGCCTGACCCATGCGCCACTTCCCCGCAGCGTTCGCCCTGGCCGCCATCCTGGTGGCCTGGGGCGTCATTCTCCAGGCCCCAGTCAGCACCAGCCACCAACTGCCGGACCGTCGCACCGTGACGGAATACCCAGGCCCCTGATCCCATCACTGAGGCCCCTGTGGGCCTCTCTGCTGGGTTCACCAGCACCACCCACCACAGAACACACCATGAACCTGACAACTTGGACGGCTGAGCTGACCGATACGTTCGGCGGTGAGGCCAATTACTCCTGGGTCAAGCGTGAAACCTTCACCCTTTCAACCGCTGCCACTGATCGTCAGATCGTTGCGGCAGGTAAGGCCGCGCTTGGAATGACTGGGGAACGCTGCCGCACGTCGTCCCTTGGGGAAGGCTTTGAGCTTCGACCAATAGGCGCTTGCGCAGTGGCTTTCCTCACCCCCAACTACTGATCCACCACGGGCCCCAGCAATGGGGCCTACTACCCACCCACCACAGAACACACCATGACCGACACCCAGCTAATCACCATGACTCTCACAGAGGGGCACTGGCTGCGCATCCGCGCCGCCTTGCTTTGCTCTGCTGAGGATCTGGCCCAGGTCGACAGCGACCAGGCCGCCCAGTACAAGCACAGCCACGAGCTGGTGAAACTGGGCCTTGAGCCCTGGCTAAAGGGCCACGCCAGCACCCTTGCCTGACCACCACGGGCCCCAGCAATGGGGCCCATTACCCACCCACCACCAATGGCAGACCTATCAGACCTGGCGCAGCTATCCGTGCGCCTGCACCAGCTCCACGAGGCCCATGACCGACTGACCCGACAGCTCGGCAAGGACGGCGCCAGCCGTCAGCTGCTGCAGATCAACGGGCAGATTGGGGCCATCCGTGCCGACATACGCCAGTGCCAACGGACCTATCAACGTCTGGCCGCGGAGCTGTCGGAACGGGATTGCAACAAACCATGAACAGCAGCGGCCTATGGGCAGGTAAAGCGGCATGCTCTGCCCGGTCCGCCACGCACCTTGCAGCAACCGCACCGCCTTCTTCTTGAGGCATCTCTTCGTCTGTTTGCTGACGGCCATGGCTGTCTGGCCGCCGACATCCGGCAGCTAGCCAAGCGGTGGACACCAGAGGAGGACCGGGAGCTGTGTGGCCGCGCACGCAGTGTGCTTGAGGACCTGGATGAGCAAGAGCATTTCTGATCTGTGCACATGGGCCATCGTCGTCTGGTCCCTCGGTGCATTAGCCAATCAACTCGGCCCCAACATCCCGCAACTTCAAAAGCCCTATGAAAACCGAACCCACTGACACGCAACTGATCCAGCTTTATCGGGATTGGTGGCAGGACAGCTACTGCGTGGTGCCTAACGCACAGAACGCAACCATCGCCGCGGCCTTTGCACGCCATGTGTTGGCCACGTACCAGGACAAGGCAGATGACTGATCCACATGCAGTCACACCACCATTTGAACTGGTGAAGGAATGGTGGCGGGATGCCCAGGCATCAAGCGACCCAGAGCTTGTCTACTGGGTCAACGACGTAGCAACCCGTGCTGCACGCTGGGGTGCAAGGCAGATGGAGAGCAAGCCCAATGGTCGACCTCTCTGATCTGCCGCTGTTTGACCTAGCAGTGGCACGCAGCGCACGAGACACCGGCATCCAGCTGGTGTTGGAGCGTGCGGGCAACGTGTTTGTCGACCGTGCCTGTGTACTGGTCGAGTCGTTGCATGCAGGTGAGACGTTGCTGGCTGAGCAATGGCGCAAGACCTGCGTTGAGCACGGCGTGCAGCCGCACCATCCCAACGCATGGGGCGGCCTGACTCGTGCCTTGGTCAGCCGGGGCATCATCTGCCCGACTGGTCAGTTCAGCCAAGCCACAGCTACTAAAAACCATGGACATCGTTACGAACTTTGGCATGTACGGCACACCACTACCCACAACACCGTCGATGAGTGACACGCACGCCATGGCAGTGCTGCGCAGCGAGCTGCTGACTGCTATGTACCACGCATTTCCCACCTCGCTTGACCGTGCTGCCTTGATGGACAAGTGCAGGAGCAGGTTCCTAACAAGGGATCAAACCTGGTTTGTCGATGCTGTCAACGAACAGCTGGGCATCCTGCAACACGCTGGCCTGGTGCGTACTGCATCAGGTGGCTTCACGGTCACTGAACGTGGCAGGCAGGACAGGCAGCAGGCAGCACGTTTCCTTAATCAACCACCAAAGGACGCTGTATGAACAGCATTGCGGAGCTGTTGACTGAACGCGGCAAGCGGTACGGGGAGTTCTTTGGCCACGCAGAGGTAACGATGCAGCTGAAGAGCGTGATCCGTAGCTTCTGTGCTGACAGGGATCGCAGGCTGAAGTGCGATCAAGAGGAGGCGTTGGACATGATCTGCCACAAAATTGGACGGATCCTGAACGGCGACCCGGATTACGTGGACAGCTGGGACGACATCGCCGGCTACGCCACGCTTGTCGCTGACCGCTTACGTCGCAATGCAAACCCCTTCTGATCCGTTGTGCACCAAACTGATGAAGGCTTACTGGGAAGACCGGCATGCCTTGATCGACGGCCACCCTCGCATGGCTGCTGTCATGCAAGAGATGGCCGCTGTAATCAGGACCTGGGCACCTGACGAAGGGCAAGCACGCATCTGTCACCTGGCCATCAACGAGGTGGCTGACCGCCTGGTGCGTGAATCCAACCACACCCATTGACCTATGACCTACCAACCGGAATGGCGCCAAGAGGACGAGGCTCGCACAGATCGCCTTGAGCGCCTGTATTTTCTTGACGGACGCAAGCACCTGCCTGCTGGGCACCCACTCAAGGGCACCTACACAGGGCTACACGTCAAGTACCAGGACAGGGGATGGTAAAGCCCATCAAGGAGATCCTGTCCGCCATTGAGTGGGCAAGGGAAGAAACCCTGCCTGTCCTGGGTGAAGGCATCAGCAGGACGTCAGAGCGCGGAGCAAAGCTTTGGTCTGTCGACGTTATGTTCCCGGGCAACCGGGTGATGCGCACCACAATCCTGGCAAAGAACAACAGCCAGGCCCTTAAATTTTCCAAGAACCGCTACCCCAATGCAACCCACTTCAAGTTCAATGGACGAGCTACCCGCTGAGAATGTCTACTTGCTGACAGATGTAGAACCCTGCAAGCAAGATGCCAATGAAAAAGGCCAAGTGTTGTACTACAGCCTATCTGTCGGATGGCATGTTGCTTATTACGCAAGGTCGCACATGCCCGATGTGACCCACTGGACTTACCTTCCAGAATGCCCGCCAGCACAGGAGAGTCCGGCGGAAAGGTTAGACCGATCCTTTGACAAATGGGTCAGCCGGACATTTCCCAAGGCTGAGCCTGCAGCCAGGACGTTACTGCGCTTGGGCTACGAGGCTGGTTACCAGGCTGACGAATAAGTTTGTACAACTGTACAACTTTTTTCCCCAAGTCCCTTTGTCAACCAGTTATTTTATGGGCACAATATTGCCGTACACGGTAAATGTACAGGCAAGGCACAGGATTATTTGCTGACTAAAAAACTTTGAAACACAAAGAGAGGAGTAATTGCAATGTCAGGCAAAAGGGACGGCATCCGTCAGCGCGGCAACAGCTGGTTGGTGGATGTCCAAGTCAACGGCACACGGCGCACAGCCACTTGCCACACCTACGACGAGGCACGGATTAAGCGGCTTCAGCTTGAAGCCGATATGCGCAGCGGGGTAGCAAAGCAACAGCAAGCTGACCCTGCCTGCTGGACTTTACGCATGGCACTGAACACCTCAATGGCAGTGCGCTGGACTAACAGCAAGAACGAAACCAAGGCCAAGGCTACGGCTGAGGAGGCGCTTGAGTTCTTTGGCGATGACCGTGGGCTTGACACGATCAAGACCGCTGACGTCGACCAGTACGTGGCGCACCTCAAGAACAAGGCAAAGAACGGACCAGCCACCATCAACCGCAAGCTGGCTGCGCTGTCTGCCCTGTTCACCGACGCAATGGAACGGGAGGGGTGCACCAGGCGCCCTCGCATCATCCGCCAGCCGGAGCCGACGCACCGCATCCGCTACCTGGCAGTCGACGAGGAGATGATGGCGCTGTCCCTGCTGCAGCAGTGGCAGCAAACCACCATCAAGGAGACAGTCATCACCCTGATTGACACCGGCATGCGGGTTGGTGAGCTGCTCAAGCTGGCAGTGCGGGATGTTGACCTGAATGAGAACATCATCAGCATCTGGCAGAACAAGGGCGACTTGCCCCGCTCTGTCCCCATGACTGATCGTGTTCGGCAGATCATTGAGGCACGCTGCGAACGCAGCCGTGGCTTGGTGTTCTTTGACCTGAACCGAGAGGTGCTGCGGTACTACTGGGATCGCGTGCGTTCAGCGATGGACCTGGACGACGACGATCAGTTTGTGCCGCACGCCTTACGTCACACCTGTGCAACCAGGCTGGTGCAGGCAGGCGTCAGCCTGTTTGTGGTGCAAAAGCTGCTGGGCCACAGCACCATCACCGTCACCCAAAAGTACGCACACCTTGCGCAGTCCAACCTGCGGGAAGCCATTGACGTACTACAAGGGAAAGTGGTCCCCGCCTCGCAACCTGTTGCGGACCTCCGCAACATTGTTGCGGAGCTGGATGCAAGCAAGAGGCATGCCACATCCGTAAATGCTTGATTTGTTTGGTGCCCGGGGCGGGAGTCGAACCCGCATGGCATATGCCTAGGGATTTTAAGACGGTTTTGGTCCCTGCCCCCGGCGCTGAACGCAACTCCATGAAACAAAAGAGCAATGGAAGCGTTGCAGCACCAGGTTTCTCAGTCCCAGCCACCCATTTGTTGCAGGACTGACGCCGATCAGCTGGCCCTTGAAGCTGAGATGTTTCAGCTGGGGGCTGACCGGCAGGAGCTGATCACCAACATGCGGCGTGCTGCCCGCATGGAGTCCCTTTCCAAGTACGGCGAGGTGCTTACGGTGGTAGGCATCGACAAGGTGGTAGGCGTCTTGGCCCACCACCGACGTCAGCTAGAGCGCGGCAAGGCAGGTCGCACCTACGCCTACCTCAACCCGCTGCGGCAGATCACCCCCAAGCGGGCAGCTGCAGTAGGCGTGCGGGTGGTGCTGGATCAGATCACCCACACCACCAAGCTGCATGCCCTGGCCTACCACCTGGCCGACATGCTGTGGATGGAGACCATGCTGGCCCGGGCTACCACCTGGGAACGCAAAAACCACAACCAGGTGCGTGGCCGCTTCAACTGCAAGCAGGCGGATGTACGCCGCATGCGCAACACCGAGGCATGGACACCGCAAGAGCGCCTGTCGGTAGGCGTGTTCCTAATCCAGCTAGTGGCCCAACACACTGGCCTTATCGAAGTGTTCCTGGATGCAGCAGCTGGCCGCAAGACCCGCTGTGTCCGGGCCACCCCGGCCTGCATGGATTGGATACGGCAAGCAGAGGAAAAGCAAAAGGAGCTGTGCCCCTTCTCGCTGCCCATGGTGGTGCCACCTCGGGACTGGCTAAACCCTTACGAGGGCGGCTACTTCACCGAGGTGCCCTTCAACACCTTGTTGAAGAGCGGCAACGAGGACGCCGCGGCCCACTGCACAGGCAACGAAGCCTTTGTCGTAGCTGCCAACCACCAGCAGACCGTCGCTTACAAGATCAACGGGTGGATGTTGGATCAGGTGCAGCATGCCTGGGACAAGAGCCTGGACATTGGTTGCCTAATGCCACGGGAGGGATACCAGATCCCGCCCTACCCCAAGCACCTGCCGGAGGACCACCCTGACGTCACGGCGTGGCGGTTTAACGCCCGGCAGATCCACGAGCAGAACGACCGCAGTCGCAACCGCCGCATCGTCACGGCCAAGCAGCTGTGGATTGCGCGGCGGTTTCGCAACGAGCCAGTT